GGTGTATTTTCAACTGCCTGTGTGCTACTCGCCTTTTCAATCGCTTGCGCCAATTGCCTAACTTTAATTAGGCATAGTTCAATTGTTTCGTCAGTCACATCGCTGTTTCTGATAAACTTCTCAAATGTCTTAATTTGTTCTTGTATCTTAATACATTGCTCCAAACTTTTTATCCCCAAAATTGGTGTATATTCATTTGCACCCCAAGCTGTAAGACTTGAACCCTCAAAAAGCATCACCTCAAGTATCTCGTTTGCCTCTATTCCCTTTTGTTCCCTAAGTGTCCTAAAACCAATTGAGTGTTCACCAATCAACCCACTCTCAACCATTTTAATAAAGTCTTGGCCAAGCCTATGCGTTCCAACCTGTGACCGGTAATACAGACCATAGTCATCTTCCTTTAACTCAACAATCTTACCAAGTGGTTGACTTGGGTCATGGTTTAAAAGGTGTTTTACCCTTCCCTTTGCCTCTGGCCCCCAATCTTGGATTGAACGCTTAAATGCACCTGGCATAATTATATCGCCATCGCTGTCAACCATTCCGAATGCAGAGAAATAACCACTTACCTCGCCTTTCTTTGAGTCAACATCTTTTACGTTAGCCTCAAATGATTTGTAATTATATATCATACTTTTTTTATTGTCAATTTGATTTAATTTTCTAATTGCCCACTCAATTCCTGCATCTCCTCCCCATGCATCCCACATAATCCCACCACAACCCTCAGAGTATGGCACATCCTTGTTTTGCTGATGCCTTTTAAAAGATGCCATCCTTGCAATGGTATCTCTGCTTATCTTCTCTCTACTTGCCAACTGATTGGCTCTCGCCCATCCAACTGGTGTACCACAATCACTACCATTCTCCTCTTTATACTTCAATGCCCTTTTTGCATTGTTGGTAGCCGCCTCAGGGTAGTCATTATACGTTTCTTCTTTATAGTTTTCTGGTTCTTCCTTCCCATCTTCTTCTTGAGCAAGATAGGCAACATAGGCGCGCTGTGCGCTTGCTCTTGAATTGTACATACACTCACCATCTCCTATTCTAAATTTTCCGTCACCGCAACTATATATCGGCATTATTATTGTTTTAAAATTAATCTACCATTAGGGTCACGCTTTGGAATGAATCCAACCGTACACCTACAATTTATAGTAAATCCTTTGGGACTCTTTGGGTCACCAGGTATCTCAGCAACAACCGGCCTACCAACTTTATCCCTACTGGTGAAATTCTCATCAAATGCAACTATCTGCCCATCCATATCCCAATGATCGTAAAAGTTCTTTGGAATCCTTCTTGTCCTGCTATCTCTTGTTGCAATCCAAATCTTGTCAACCACAAAGTCATGCTTACTCGCCCCAATAAACGCAGCATAATTGCTCGCCCTCATTACCTCAGTCCTCGCTATCCTTGTGGCCCTCATCTTAGCGTAGCCAAGTTCCTCATCCTCCATTATTAACTTGGCTATCTCATCACTACTCAAACCCTGCGCAATGCCAAGTGAAATAATTGTGTCAATCTTAACTTTAGTAGTATTGGTCATGTTGGCAACCAATTGCAGTCCAAATTTAGTTAAAAAAGTAAGCATCTCATTAATCCAATCTAAATTTAAACCAAATGGATTGCTTGCCTTTCTGCTCATTATCCCAACCACCCTGTAAGTCGCATTGCCAAAAAGTATTGCAGCTTCTTTGTACAATTGCTGCATAATAGTAAACATCTCCTCATTCCACACATAAGTACCCATCATGCTCCTTGTTGCCTCCGGCCCGTTCTTCTTCAGCATCACAATAAACCGCTTCATGTCCTTGTCAATCGCATTTGCAAAAAGTGCAATATACTTGGCATCAAGTTGGTTTCTCAACCTCTCCACTTTTAACCAATATTGCTCTCGCTGCTTCGCGTTCATTTTCAAGTCTTTTTTTATGCCACAACCTGAGATTGTGCATCATCATTTGCTCAGTTCGGCATTTCCTCTCCGACACCGTCTTGGGATGCAGAATCATCACCATTGACCATATTGTCTGATCCGAAGTCAACGCTGTTATTTGTTCCATCAGGTACAGTTAAATCCATTCCTACTTGATCAAGCCTTACAAGTCCGCCATTAACATAGCTATACTCATAAGCACCTTCTTTCTCAGAATAGTTCATCGCTACGCGCTTCTCATCAAAGGTCAACCAGTTGGCATCACGAAGTGAACGAGTCATTCTCTCCATGTCTTGTTGCATCTCTGGAAGGGCCGTAATATCATAATCAATGTACAAGTCCTCACCAAATTGCGGAACCAACCACTTATTCAACTCATCACGCAATTGACAAAGCTTTGGCACAATAGTATTGGTAACAAGGTCGCGCATTGCATTCTGGTAGTTGTTGTAGCTTGATGTATCGGTATCAAACAACACAGCAGGCAAACCGAACACCCTACACCATTGGTGCATTGACATTTGCATTGTTTTTACCAATTCCATGTCAACACTACTCAATCCAAAATTAAGATAGTCCCAAGGTGTTTGTAACACATCAATCCTACCTTTATTGTTCACTCCATTCACATCATCATTAAGTTTCCTCTTGATGAGGTTGGCTTGCTCCATTGATGGCTGTGCTGACACCGAACCCACAACTTTAGGAGTTAATGCCCCTTTTGCTCCACCATTGAAAGCCATCATCGCAGATGCATCAGCAGCAGCGTTTGACATTCTTAGGGTCTTGTAAGATGCACGAAGTGGTGACAAACCGCGCAGGTGTGACCTTGTGCTTGCATTAAAGTCTGGGTTCCATGTTTTCCATTGGCAAACTCTGCTTTTCTCTATATCAATACCTTGGTCAACCATTAGTTTATATCCAAGTATGCCATATAGGTCATTCGGGTCAGGATATATGTCAAGGAACTGCGTTGGCAAGACGAACATCTCCAACACCTTGTCACCGCTTATTCCCATATTCCCATAGATATTACCCTCACCGCTAAGGAAATGGTAACCGATTAGGTTCTCAAGGAATTGATCTTGCGCTTGAGATGGATTAGGACGCTCAAGTAGTTTAGAAAGCGGAGTGTCCATCACTACGTTCTCAGAGTAAGCGTTCTTCCTTGCAAGGATGGCTTGCTCGTATGCACCTTGACCGGCTTGCAGACCACGAGAAAGTTGTTTGTATCTCATCAAGGATGTCCTGGCCTTCTCGCCATTGTTCAAGCGGTACACATACCAAGGAATACTTGCTGACTTGCGAGCAAGAAAGCTGACAATGGCATACACATCAGCATTGCCGAGGTAGCCATCCATCACATAAGACTCTTGATTGTATTGTTGTAAGACTGCACCATTAACACCTTGAAAGGAAGGAGGAACATTCTGTTTTGGACTCAACCCCTTCTTCTTACCAAAAATATCAAATAGACCCATTTTTATTTATATTGCCCCCCAAGTTATCTTAGGGATTGTTAACTTACTAAAAATGCTATAACGCAAGGCATCAAGTATGTGGTCACCAAACTTTACAGGTGAATCAAGTTTATTGCCATTTCTATCGGTTTTCCACCGATAATTCTTTAATTCCTTCAGTAAATTTACACTATCTTGCTGAATAAACAAGGGAGTGCCTTTTATAGTCCTAATTCCCTCTGTCACATCTTTGTTTGCGTGCTTGGCATTAAAGCCGTTCCTCACCAACTCCTCAATCGTCTTTGGCTCTGCTGCATCGCAAAATATCTCATCATACGGGTCAATATTAAGAAGCTTTAGCCTATCCACCAAATCATTTGTGGTCAACCTGGTTTCATAGAGTAATTCCTGCGCATAAGCAGCTCCCTCAACAAAGGTTACCTTTACCAATGCACTCGGTACATTAAACCCAAAGTCAAGACCATACACCACCTCACCATCTTCCGGCATTTCGGCAGTTGTCTTGTAATGGGTATATATCAAGTCCTGACTCAATCCACGTTCACCAAGGCCGTAAATTTGCCAGTAGTTAGGGTCTGCATCTTTCAAGCGTTCAAGTTCGTCAACCAATTCTTTAGGGAGGAATGGATTATCGCGGAAAGTAGTGATATTGAAGTCGGCATCATCCCTTGGGATCACAGAGTCATAAATCCAACTCGCCACATCAGAAGGATTGTAGTCAATAACAATCTTACCCTCTGTACGCATGATCAATTGCATCCAAGCCTCATAAGACAGCTCATTTGCCTCGTTGCAGAACAAATAAGTCCTTGCCCTACCCCTTATCTTTTGAGGTTGGTCTGCACTCACAAACTCAATCGTATTGCCATTAAGGGAGTATATCTGCTCAGTCTTGTTGTGGTTGTCCTCTGAATATATGTTAAGCTTAGTGAGAATGTCAACAAAGTCCCTCAAGACAGAACCCTTGATTGAAGGTAGTGACTGACGGACTATGGTCAGTGTCTTGTTGTTTTCTTGAAGCAACTTCACAATAAACCAGATAAGTATGTTGTACGTCTTGCCAGAATTATGAGAAATTATATTTTCCTCAGTAACAAAGTAATTGTGAAACTCCTGTACCTCTATATCATAAACTGGTTCATCAATCTCGTGATATATAATTTCTTTTATATCATTGAAGTCTAAACAACGTTTTTCCAACTTCTCCCCCTCAAAATATCCTTTATCGTGCAAGTCTTGACCCCATACTTCTTTGCTAAATCCTTCGCCATTACCAGATAAGGTTTGTATTCTTTCCGTATAGCTCTTACAATACTCTCTGTAAGGATACTTTTGCCATTCTTTTCTCCATTGTTGAAGGTCTGCCTCCCTTGTTTCATCATGTGATCTATATTCTCTCTGAATGTCACCCACTCCAAATTCTCCGCACAATTGTTTGCTCTGTTGTTGTCTATATGGTTGACCTGTGGTTTGTTGTCCGGATTCGGCACAAATGTTTCTGCTATAATTCTGTGCATCTTCACAGTCTTGTAACTGCCATTTATGAGTATCATTGTCCTTAGATACCCATTCGCATCCTTCGCTGGCTTCATTATCCTGACTGAATCGTCTCCTTTTTTCATCTTGTACATAAGTGCCGATAACCTTCCAAGATTGCTCACTTGATACCTCCCACCCGAACCAATGACCTCTTTCCAGCATTCGTTTGGCAATGACATCTGCCTTAATATATCCATCTTCCTGCAAAAGTTTATGTCCATATGTACAAGTGATTTTTTTATTGTCACTTAATACAAATGTAATTACTTTATGCCTTGAATGGTCAGTCTTGTATATGAACTTATCAACAACTTTTCTTAATACTGTGTTGTAATCATTGTCAATGCTGTAAACAAGTTGACCTGGTTCAATATCTTTAATTTGCTTATACCCATCATTGCATTTAACAAGAGTTTCACCAGTAAAGCATCTTGAGCCGCCTTGCATGACAGAGATGCGTTTGGTGCTTTCTTGCAGGATTTCGTAAATCTTGTTAGTCTGTAAGGTAGCATTCATATACTGGAGTCTTTTTTAGTTTATAGTCAACCAAAGGTAGTTGAGTTTTCAGCGAAAAAAAAAAATTGAGAATTGGATTTGAGGTTGAAAAGTAGGAGCGGAAAGGGGGTCATCGTATATGGCAATGATGTAAAGGTTGGTTAAACGACTATTATTTTTGGGGATTTATATGGCCGGCCCAAAAAAGTAAATCCTTTAAGTCCCACCCATCGTGCCACAGGTCGGTGAGCCGGTCGGTGAGCCGGTCGGTGAATATCAGTGAGTCAACCATTAAGATGGTTACCTTATAACTAATATTATGTTAAGTAGAGCGTTAACGCATTGCAGATCAATACTTTACATATTATCTTTATCCTCTATTTGTACTGTCCTGTTATCTTGTAACAATATATTAGGCTTTATTATCTCTATTGCTATTTGATTCAAGTTTCCCTCTATTTTACTTTCAATCTTCTGAGTTGGGAGGCCAATATAATAAGCACAAAATAGTTGGATCGCTTTCATGTCACCTTCGCGTATCTTTTCATGTAGTTTGGCAAAGACATCCAGGGCCATTGGATCCAGGCGCTGTATTATTTCCTCCTCCTCTAATTTGCGTTTCCTACCTGCTCCAGGTCTTGCTCCTCCTCTCGTTTCTTTCCTCTTTTCTATTAATCTTTCCAGTGTTTTGTCTTGCAACATATTTTGAATTTAGATTGAATTCACAGACGTTCCTGTATTGATATTCAATTAGTATAGTAATTCAATAGACTATATTAGTCTACTATATTTGTAGGTTTATCTTTCTGTTGTATTATTTCCATATTATGCGTGAATCCCTTGGGATCGTTTAATTTTTCATATATCTTGAATTTAACCCATTCACCAGGTGAATCATTTATGTACTGTACAAAATCCGGTTTGAATATATTTAAGTACAAACCATTGTCAGACTTTTTAATGTAGAATCCTTTGCGCTTCATATAATCAAAAATAAATAGTATTTACATAAACTATTGATTTTTATTTGTTTACATATCATTTAAATAAATATTTTAAATTAATTATATTAAATTGATATTTCAATGATATTAATCTGTAGATTTGTGAGACAATTAACAACAAACCAAAACCAAACAACATGAAACAGCTTATTATCATCTCAGCAATTTTCACAGCAATTATCCTAATCAACTTGAGCGCATGGGGAGTTATTTAACTCCCCTTTAACATTTTACAGATCAATTTATTTCTACTTTTATTTTTCACTCTAACTAAACAAGAAACAATGTACACTAAACTAAAAAAGGAAGACCTTTGCCAGCCATCAAATTTGAACTATGTTGGACGTAATCTCAAACAATCCAAAACAAGCTACAAAAAAGTAAAAAATCTACTTAGCGAGGGAAGCACTAACACTAAAACAGCAAAAAACGAGTTAACAACATTTATTTTATATCTTGCTCCCTCTGACATTATTGGAACGCATAACCTTTGCCCAATGGCCTCAGATGGTTGTAAAAAAGCCTGTTTATATAGCGCAGGCCGCGGCCGTTTCAGCAATGTGCAATTATCCCGCATAAATAAAGCTAAATTTTGGGCATATGACAGGCAAGCTTTTTACATTCAGCTTGCCAATGAAATTTTGCGCATTCACAACAAAGCAACAGACCTAAATAATGGCACTTTTGAACAAATCGCCATCAGGCTTAACGGCACTTCAGATATTGACCACCTAAGCCTTATTAAAAAATATACAGGTATTGATTTCTTAAACTCTTTTTATTCCAATCTTTTATTTTATGATTACACTAAAAATATTAATGTGTTCAAACGTTATTTTGGTACAAATTATAAATTAACTTTCAGCAAGTCAGAAAGTAATTTTGATGAATGTTTGGAAGTTATAAGCATGGGCGGGAATATTGCGGCCGTGTTTGCAGCTGAATTACCGGAAACATATGGCGGAATACCTGTAATTAATGGCGATGAATCAGATTTGAGGTACTTTGATCCTGCAGGTGTAATTGTTGGTCTTAAAGCTAAAGGTGACGCAAAAAAAGATTTATCCGGTTTTGTAATCAATCAATATTAATATCATGAAATTATTAATAGCAAAATTTGCCAGCAATTGCCACAAAACAGGCCAACAAATCAAAAAAGGTGAATTAATGTACTACGATTATGCAAATCGTAAAGTATACTGTAAAAAGTATATAGATGAACTAAACGAAGCATATAATACAAAGCAATTCATTCAAGCTCAGGAAGAGGCCTATTTTGACAAATTTATATCTTTAAATTACTGCCCATATGAAAATTAATAAACAGCTATTAAAATTGATTATTGCACTAATTATTGCTGCCATTATCATTGGAAAGCTACAGGATAAATACAGCTTATAAATTACTAAATTTTAATACTATGAATATTTATTTCAACAATTATGACAAGGCCAGCGAATACGGTTTAATTATTTTAAACATTAGTCACGAATTGTATTTATGTCACAGTTCGTACAAAACTGAAATAGGCCAGTGCCCATGTATTAATATCGAAGATGACGACAATAGAGTTATATATCGTTTATTTTACGATAATCATCTATTCGAGATGCAACCATTACAAGTTCGGGTTAACTGATGAGGCCATAAGGCCGAAACAAATTAAGCGCATACAATTGCGCTTTTTTTGTATTAATCTATGAAATGAGCTTCAGGCCCTGCAATGCCAGGTAATGAGCTACAGGCCCTGCAATGTCAGGTAATGAGCTTCAGGCCCTGCAATGTCAGGTAATGAGCTACAGGCCCTGCAATGCCAGGTAATGAGCTTCAGGCCAAAAACCCCAAAAACCCCCAACCGCCAAAAATCCCAAAAACCCCCAAAAATTCCCGCCAAAAATTCCCGCGCAAAAAAAAATTCCCGCCCGCAAAAAAAATCCCGACAAAAATTTCCGCAACAAAAATTCCCAACTAAAAAAATAAAAAATGGAACATTACGAAAAACTTTACGATTGGATCAACCAGAATTATTCTGCATTGCAAATCTCTTACCTTAACTACCACAATAAAGAAAAGGTAAACTTTACCTTATACTGTATTGCTATGTATGTTAAGCATCAAAGTTTGTTCTCATAATATCAATTGAGCATCCAAATTCTTTAATCTTATCTATGACCTGGTTGGCATCCAATTCACTTGGGATGCTAACCATTAGGATTGTAGGGATCAAATATTTTTCTTTTATGCAAGAATTTATATTATTTATAAAATTTAAAGTTATTTCATCCCCGATTGAAAGCATATCCTTGACCTTTTGAACCCCATGAATGACAGTTGTATGATCAGCACCAAAAACTTCCCCTATTTCAGCCAATTTAAGGCCCATATTTTGCCGAGCAATGAAATAGTAAGCATGACGGCAAAGAACCAAGCCACGCGCCCTATTTTGGCTTCTAATCGCATCCTCTGGTAAACCACTAACAAATGAAATAACTGACAACAAATTCTCTTTAGTAAGCATAATCAAGTATTAAAGTGTATAATATAGTACCTTGCATTGCCAAGTACCCTCTCTTTTATCTTTATTGAACCTTTTATTATCAATGAAAATATATCTTATTAAGTAACCATGTATCTATGTATATCCGAGGTTGACCCTGGTAGCAAAAATCCTTGTTATCCTACACCCCAAAAAACCCCCACTCAACCAGGTTGACAAAAATCCTTGGTTACACGATTACACGATATTTTCATCATTCCTTCTTTCTCTATATATATAAGAATCAGAAAAAAAAACAAACATACCCTAAAAAATAGAAAAAATCGTGTAAATCGCGTATCCGCATTGATAATCAACCACTTACGTCCTCAAAATCGCGTAACAATCGCGTACCAATCGCGTACCCGACCAAAAATGACGTACCCAATTTATATGTCATATTAAAATAAATCATCATGTGTTTCTTTAGCTTTATTAAAGTTATACATCTTTTTTCCTCCAGCACTTTTTTCTCGCTTATTTAGGTACGCGATATTTAAAATGGTACACGATTCTTCAATTCCTTTGGTGAACCTTTTCACCGAATAATCCTTCTTATCAAACCCACTCATTGTCATAAAATCGTTATATAATTGCTCTAACTTTATCCATCCGCATTGCTCCTCCACAATACCTAAAAAGTACTCTAAAAACTCCTCTCCGAACTGCACTCTGATCTGCTTGCGTTTAATTTTCTCAGATGATGCCACTTCCAACACCCCAAACTCAAGGTAACCCTGTACGCAGTCAAACATCAAATTATAAAACCGATTCCACTCATCCTTATCCCAATCATCAAAAAGCTTATGTCCAAACTCATCCTCTGGTGTACGCTTTGGCCCGAAATAACCGCTAAATTCCAACACCTTCTGCCTTCTTTTTGCGTGGTTGCCAGAATTAGGTATAGTGTAGTTCGTGGTGAACATAACCTTTGGTGAATCGGAATAAGGTATAAAAAGCTCATCTTTGTTCTTCTTCTCTACGGTGATACCTTCAGTTATGATGCTATAAAAACCTTCAAAATCCACGTTCCTACGCGTATCCTCAATCGCAAGTATCCTTGTATCCAGGTCAACCCTCTGAAAAGCGAATGACTTGTCAAATTTGAAATTCTTACCATCAACCCTTACTATGTTCAATAAATAACCCAATGCTTTCACGAATATCCCCTTTCCGGTGCCTCCTCCATTGGCTTCCTTCTCAGTCTCCTCTGCCAAGATCACCGAGAATGGCCTTGATGGGTCTTTATAATTGTGCAATAAATAGCCTATCAATCCCAAAGCATAGATGTACCTATCCTTGTCTAAGTCCGATATCTTCTCAATAAACCTAAAATATTCTATCTTCTCAAGCTCAATATCGCCATCAATCACAATAAAATGGTCAATAACTTGTGACTTCCATACTACTTTCCCCAACTCTCCATAGCTTTTCAGCTCAATCCGGTCTTTCCCAACCACCACAACTCCATTCTTGAAAGGGAAATACCCCTCATTCTTAGTATCCTTGAGAAACGATAGCTCTGCTCTCTCAAAGAACTCAAAAAAAGCATCCGAAAACAGCACAGTTGCCCCTTTGTAAATCAACTCAAGTAAATCTTGAGGTGTGACCCCTCCATCAAACGAGTCAGGCAACTTATCCACATAATCCTTGATAAATCTTTTAATCTGCTCAGTTGATGCCTCCTCCACAAACCCATCTTTCACCCTAACCAATCTATAAATGGTTGACCCTGAGTCATAAAAGTATAGGCGAAAACCACCAATTGTAGTAAGAAATACTTGCAATTTGTACCTATTTATACTTGCTTTCCCCTTATCATCAACATCCCAGAACGTGCAAATCTCATCTCCCCAACGAGCATCAAGCTCATCAACCATCAATTCTGCATCTTGAAGCGATTTATTGTGTTTTTTAACTAAAATCGTAATCAAATCATCCTTACTCGCTCCATCATTCTTCTTGGAGAACAACTCTCTCTCTACCCTATCACCGAAGGATGTTTTTTTTTCGCCATACCCTAAATCAAGCAACTTTCGCGCAGCCAACTTGAAGTCACCAGATGTTTCCAAAATGGAAAATACTGCTGAGAGTTTGTAACCCTTCTGAACAACAAATGGAGTGTTGACCGAAAAAACACTGAACAACCCCAAACCTTTGTTCCATGATCCACTATGCTCAGCCTTTGACCCTGGTCTTAAAAAAAAAATACGTTCACTATTTTCTTTTACTACTACCCACCCATTACGAGTCATTAGGTCAACAATATCTCCTCTCCGGTTGTAGTCATCAAAAGGAGATACCCCATAATCTTTGGTTGACGGCCTCTGATGTGCCTCAATTATCGCTTCCTCAAATATTTCGTTGAAGGAGCGCATAATCTCAAACAATACCTCGCGCTCATCAAGCGAGATGACATTAATCCCTTCTTGTTCAATTTCGTAGCCTTGTGTAGGCGGTGCAACAACATATCCACCTTCTCCCCTTGTCTCAATAATTGTATAAGATTTGATGGAAGGGTTATTCTTTGCCTCTTCCAATGTTGGTAATCGCTGTGCAAGTTTCTGATTCTTTTCAATCGCCTCGCATTTATAGATGAGGTGTTTGCCATTAGAACGGGTTTTTACGATGTGCAACTTCTTGTACAATTCATGTGGTATAGCTTGCTGAATCGCATCCCACAGTTCATACGTCTCATACTTTGTATCTATGTCAATGACCTCAAGATTGCCACTCACCGCCCCACATATAATAGCCACACCTTTTGCCCTATTATCTGCCATTTGACGAGCTAATTCTTCTTCCTTTATCATTTCCTCTTGGTAGACCTTCCAAGGGAAAATAGCCTGCTTATTTTCATTTACAGCAATAGTATTGATGTTGAGTTGTAAGTAGTTCATAATTATTGTAGTTTATAGCAAAAAACATCCACATCGCTAACATCCCTAACCACACGAGCAAAGATGCCCATTGCGTTGAGCTTATCAATCATGTATTGTTGCAGTTCAGACACAACTCCGGTGTCAGTCTTGACCTCAAGCATAATGACCGTGCCTTTTCGTATCGCCATCAAGTCGCATATCCCAGGTGTTGAGGTGCTGATCAGCTTTGTGACAAACCACCCATTTTCTTTGAGTCGCTTAACTATTTTTGTCTGGAGTGTTGATTCTTTCATTTTATCTTAGTTTTATCAGGATTGCTTCCTTTGTCATTAAACTTAATGTACTCGTAAGATGGGTAATACAGTTCAAACATCTCCTCTGACCCCCAAATCTTAGGATGTATCTCAAACATCCATTGTCCATCTTTTAATCGCCATCTAACATTTTTCCGTTCTAAGTTGCCTTGGATGTACTCGCTAATTGAGTTAGTCTTTTTTTGATGCATTGAATTGTGTTTTTAAGTGTATAAAATGTGTGTGAGACGATAAAAATAATGATAAATACGGGAATTGATACAATGAAAAAATAAATTACCATGATTATATAAAAGAACAATTTCATATATTGAAGTCCTTTTTAAAGTGATAAGTGGTGTAATCTTTCTTGTTCATCACCGCCTCATATATCTTGTCCTCAATCCCTCCTTTGCTAAATATCCAATGAATATTTGCTTCTTTGACCCTATCTTTCGTTTGGATTCTTGCTCTTGCTTGCCAGTAAGATACTGCTGAGAAGTCAATATTTAAGAATATCAGCGCATCAGCAGTTGAGATGTTAACCCCTTCACGACCGCTCTGTATCTGAGAAATGAATATCAAATTGGTTGCCTCATTGAACAGAGTTGCCTCTGTTGTGATATTATCCGAACCAAAAACATACCTAATTGCCATCTCTTCAGCGATGAACTTATAATATATGGCAATCTTTAACCCATTAAACTTTTCTTTAATGTATTGAACCTTTGAGTAGTCAACCACCTTCGCCATCCTTTCCGGCTCATCCACGATGACAGTCCCACTATACACTTGATGCAATTTTTGCAACAACTTGACTGCCGTATCACCAAGCACAACTTGCCCTTCTTTGTTCCGTACAACCTTATCAATCCTAAGCCTATTTGCCAAAGTATAGGTTGACTCAAGCATCTCAACGTGGTGGATATGTTCATTTACAAGTGACTCAAAGCCTGCTTGCTCTTGGGTGAACGTGAGAAATAAATGATCACACAAGTCCATCACCATTTTTTTATCAGCCTGATCGTAGTTGTTAAATGACTGACCATTTATTTTCATCTTCTTTACGTTCACAAATTGTTGCGCCCATTTGTAAAAGTTCTGATAGTGGTCAAATGGTGAGTAACTACTGACCCAGAACTGATGGTAAAGCTGTGAGAATGACTCAGGGTTCGGTGTACCACTAAGGTAGATAATAGGCTTACCAAAGCAAATCCGCTTCAACTCTTTGGCACGAGCTGATGGCACCGGAAAGGCACTCAAACTATGCGCCTCATCAATGATGATCAGGTCAAATGAGTCATGTACATTTCCAAGCTGCTCATAGTTCGTTACATAAAGTGCTATCGTTTTGTTGAATCCAACAAATTGATCCATTATGTCTTGAATGGCTTTCTTCTTGGTAACAAATAGGACTGACTTAGCACCAAACTTGTGGGCCGTTGCCATAGCGGTAAGAGTCTTGCCTGTTCTAACTTGCATCGCCAAATAAGCAATCTTGTACTTATTCAGCAGTTCAACCGCCTTATTACTTATCTCCTCCTGGTAGTCCCGTAATTCCAAGGTGCTTTTCATTGTAGTAGTTTTGTGCGACTGAGAGCTTCCAAGTTCCGGTATGACCATCTTCATCAAGTCCATAGATTACGGCATCTTGTATCTGATTACGTTCCATTTGTAAATACTTCGCAAAGTCAACTTGCATACCATTTTGCACCAAGTCTTCCATCAATTGTGAGATAGCTGTGTTCATTTTGTATAGGTTTCGTTGTAGTATTGTTCTGCCGTTATTACTCTACCTAAAAATGTTGGAAGATTGCCATGCTTCCAAGTTTCAATTATCTGCTCCTTCTCCATTGCTTTTGCTTGATTATATATTTGTTGTGCAGATTCAAAATCCCCATCTCCATTCATATAAACTATTAAGCTATTGTAAAACCATTCAACTGCCGTTTGTTGTGCCATAGTTTATTTTTTATAGGTTTCGTTGTAGTATTGTTCTGCATTTGTAAATAACCCACTTAAGTTACTTTCATTTTCATCACTAACGCCATTTTCATAAGCATCCATTATCTGTTCTTTCTCCATTGATTTTGCTTGTGCAATCAAAGAAGGCATTAATACTTTACCATCTAACAATTGTTCAACTAACCATTCAACTGCCGTTTGTTGCTTTGTTTTGTTACTTTGATTTTCAGTAGCGAATTTATTAACTGAATCAAAATATTCAAATACGTTTTGTTGTGCCATAGTACATTTGTTATAGGTTTCGTTGTAGTAATTAAAAAATGTTTGCGAATCTTTAGATTGTTCAGCAGCAATCCAACAATCTTCTAAAAGCTCTACCTCCATTGATTTTGCTTGTTCAAATATTTTATCAATTAAATTACCATCATCAAAATTGACTTCAATATTTGAAATTTTATCATAAAACCATTCAACTGCGGTTTGTTGTGCCATCTTGTTGTTTTAAATCAAACCATAAAGGCTTGCATATTCATCATCCTTTTTCTTTCTTCCTTTCTTCTCGCAGTCTTTGCAATAGACCGCGAGTTTATCAAGCCTTCTGTTGCTGACATAGAACTCAGACTTTGGCTTTTCTTTTTTGCATTTTGAACACTTCTTCATATTTCATCGGGTTTAAGAAATGTACAATTATCGCATCCTTTTCCATCGCAGTCTGGGCATACCTCATCAGGTTCATTTTGAGGCAAGATTACCGACCGTACATACCCCATCAATCTGAACTGCTCAACAGTTACTTTAAGGTGTTGGACGGCTTCGCCAGAGTAGATCATGGCATCAATTAACTCTCCAAGGAGTTTGTGTCTTTCGTAGGTTGAGAGGTCAACCCATTTAGGCAAAGGCATCTGGGGCATAAGCTTTGTTTTTTTAAAGTTAGAGTATATTTATGTTTACAGAGACGGCATTTAATCCAAATCGGATTCAACATCATGTTGCGTTTCATCTTCTTTGTAATAGTTTCCATAAGTTTCAAGTTGCCAAAGTTCGTAAGGTGTCATTTTATTATTACTTCAATTGTTTTGCCTTTAAGAATATCAGTAAGCAGTCCATCAAGTTCCTCACGTTGGTCGGGATTAAGTAGTGCCAGCTTCTCAGTCAATGAGTCATAGGAAAATGCATCACTTGCAATCTCCTTTCTCATCCCTTCTCTCACCTCATCATCAAAGTGAGGGTAAGTTACAACATCTCGTAGTATCCAATTCAGCTTTAACGAATAATTGGCAAATATTGCTGACCCGCGAGTGCCAGGGTTGGCACGAACAAAGTCCTTTGCATACTCATCAGCAAGCTTTAGGTGATGGATACAAGATACAACTGAGCTACCCATTGATGTCTTTTTTCATACGTTCTAAATAAAGGATTGCATCCATCAATTCTTCTTGCAAGTGGTTCATCCAATCCACAACATCAAGATCATTTCTCTCTAAGGTTGACCCATACTTTGTGATACCTCTTTGTGACCTTTCGTTGAACTTGTTCACCACTTGCTCTACAATTTTATCCTTCATTCTTCTGATGTGTTATTTGGTAAGATGTGCGCTTTGGCTTGATGTCCATATTGATGGACTTCCAAAGGTCAAATGTTGTGCAGAAAGTTTTCCAATCTTGTGCGCTTTCCTCAATTGTCTTGGTGAGCAATTGCCAACCAATTCCTTGGATTGCTCCTCCCTTTCCGGCAGTCCTTGTCTTGGCATTAAGCCACAATATAGCCACTCCATCAACATGGTAGTCATATTCCTTTAGTAGCTCATTATAAGCCGCCAATTGAAGCCAATACGAGTTATGCATATTGTTTGAGGTCTTGATGTCAACAAGGTACTCCTTGCCATTTATCTCAAGCACTCTGTCAATTGTTCCGGCAAATCCAAGCACATCAGATGAGAAGTGCATCTCCATCATTCGCATTTTAGGTTGGTGAGTCACCGAGAAGTCAACATACCTCTCAAACATTGCCCATTCAAGCATCTTGTACTTAGGCTTTCCGTATTGGTTGACAAAGGTCACCTCTTGGTGCTGATCGTATTGCTCAGTCAGCTCATGCACAAGAGAGCCTCTGCGCCCAGCCTCATCACGAATTGAGTCAGCATCTTGGCCCACATCTTTAAGCCATTTAAAGAACGCAGCATCCTTTGGGTATGCTTCTAAAATTGTGGTGACTGATGGCACATAATTGCCGTTCTCTGTGGCATAGAACCGATTGTCAACGAACTCAATCCGGCCTTTGTTGATGTCTATATTAAAGTTTTGCATATTTTGTATTTAAAAAAGTAAGGAGTGAGCAATATGCCCACTCCCATTTGGTTTAAAAAGGAACTTCTTCATCAATAACTGGTGCTTTAGAGCCACCGAACAGACCTTTGGCATAATTCTCAAGGAACTCCATCCTATCCGAGTCATCCCAAGTATCCTTGCCTTTTACTTTAATTTTAACCAGGTCAGGCATCCCATTTGGGCTATCCTTTGTGAATGCCCATTTTAACCCACTACCATTTTGGTTCAGAAAGCAGACACTTTTCTTTTTATCGCCCTCGATGGTCAACTTAGGAGTAATTTGTACCCTCGTTGATAAGTCAACATTTGGCAATGTCTTCAGAAAACTTGCGCTGTATCCTGAGGAAAAGTTCATCTCAAGCTGATAGTTCACACCATTTGACTCAACTTGCACTACCAAGAACTTGCCATAGTCGGACTCTTTTGTTCCGACTTCTTTGATAGTTCCCTCAAGCGAGTCATAGAACATCTCATAGACTTCGCGACCTGCTTTGTTGATGCGAGATACTGCACCCTCTGTCTTTTCTTTGAAGCTACGAACGAGCTTTCCGTTGCTAATGCTTAAAAACACTTTTGATCCGCCTTGACTGTTTTGTAGTCCCATTTTTACTTGGTTTTATTGTTTAAAAATTCTTGCTTCATTTGGTAGCACCGAAGTATCTCGGCCATCCTATCGTTGTAAACCATTTGGTCAACAGTTTGGCTATACTTGTACTCAAAGTCCTCAATTTTGAATCTGATGGCTTCTGAACTTGCGTTTGACATATAATAGATGTCAAGTGTGATTGAGTTGTACTCATCCCAGAAGGCTGATGGGATTTGGTATAAGGTTCTGCGTTGTACCATTTTTTGTACGGATACTTTGTCATAATTAATCATTGCAATACCAACTAAACTACTACAACCCAGAATGAGCAGGCATAGATACAGCATCTTGGAGTTGGTTTAAAGTGTTGACCAATTTGATATAAGTGCTTTGGCGCATCTTACCAGAGTTTTCTGCTCTGTTGACCGTAACTGTTGTAACACCACTAAGTGATGCAAGCTTTTCTTGGGTTATCCCCTTTTGTTTTCTTAGTTCTCTAATTTCTTTCATTGTGATTTGTTTTAGCAAAGATATATACTTTACATATACAAAACACAAAGTTGATATATATTTATTTTTGTAATATGAAAAAGAAACCCCCTCATAGAAATAAGGGGGTGAAAACAATCATTATGCTCAACCTTAATAAGGCAGATACGAAGTCTTTCCGTTAGTTCTTACAGCTCTTAGTATCTGCTTTCTTTGTTTACCAGTTGACTCGTAGGAAACATGAACCCAATCAGGGTTTTCTTTATCACCAAACTCATAGATAAGCTGATCAAATTCAAGGTTATCCTTGATGTAATCAAACACCATCCTATTTGTCACACCATTTGGTGTGCCATCCATATCAATGTCAATGGCCTCACCAGAGCAATGTTGTGAAGTAGCTGATCCACCAATGGCAGCATTTAACTCCTTGCTCCTATATCCACTTGAGATGTGAATAGGGCATCTGAAATACTCCCTAATTGGTTGGAATATCTTTTCTGCAAGTAGTTTGAAATTAGCA